TACTCCGAGAATTGCCGCGCTCCTGTTATACTTCTTCGCAATCACACCTTTTGGCTTGCGTTTCTTTTTGGGTTTGAAACGCGCAGCGCAATAAATCATCATACAGGATACTTCTCTACATGACCACTATAGAATCGCGAAACATCATTAATCTTTGCGAGCATCTCGTGTGGCACAGGCATATCATGAATTGAACTTAATGCAATCATTTCGTTTGCAAACTTTCGCAGTACACGAATCTCTTCCATTGTACCACGAGGCATAACCTCAAAGTCACCATTACTCATACACCACCATTGCGCAGAGAATTCACTGCGTCCTCACAAATTTTAGATGCTTCGCGCAGCGCATTACGCATACGACGAATCTGATATTGAACATAAACTAAAGAAACAGACATCAAAAGAATTATCGCAAACAAGATTAGCGCAATAATATCCATTAGACTTTCTCCACAAGTTTAGACAAAGTATGATCAGCAATTTTTGCTCGAATCATCGTAGGAATATCAGTGTACGGATCCTCAAGAAAATAAGAGCAACCATCTCTCCAACTATTATACTTGACAAATCGAGCAAAATCAAGCATATGTTTTCTGTTATTAGTATCGAATAAGACTCTTGCTTTTGATGCAAGCACTGAACGACGGTATTCACTTATCATAATAGTATCGACCCTTTCGTTTGGCTGGGATACAGACTAGTATACCTGAAATGAATCCGCAAAGAAAGCAAATGACACCGAACCAATGCGCATCCATTACTTGATGCTCCAGTTCCAATCTTCTTCAGAAGGTTTCACCAATCGTTCAGTTTCAATATCTTCAGCGACATCATTAATCACCTCCCAACCAAGTTCAACCAAACGGTCTTCAACATGGTCAGGATTCGCGCCACGCAATTCATCTGGAGTGAAGCAGATAACTGCATAACCAAGATGTCGCATTTTAGTGCAAAGTTCAAAGACTTTGCTTTCTGTCATTACATCGCTCATTAGTAGTGCTCCGCATTGTAGTCAGCATCGTTCGGATCAAACTGTAGGTCATCGTAACTCACGGTGTCAGGGTCACGATCATAATCTTCCGCTTCCCATCGAGCGATAATTTTATGAACATCAACCACTGAAATTCCAAGAGAAGCAGCAATTTCAGTTTCCTTCATGCCATCTTCACGAAACATCTCGATGACATCAATCTCTAAATTAGCAAAGTATCCCATTAGAACGGCACTCCTTCAATAATGTCATACGTATGAGACTTGCGCTCTTCGCGATACACACGATCACCCAGCGTGAGCAGGATGTTGCGCGCACGCTCAAGACGTTCAGCAGCAGAATAAATCGTGCTTGAATCAGCCTCATAGAGAATCTCGTGAATCATCAATTGATCAACGTTTGAGACAAGATTCGCAGCCTCAACAGCCAATGTATTGTTCTCGCTCATGCAACCACCTGGATGCGAGGAGCAGCATCCTTCCATTCAGCCATGTCGTCGAAGAAATCATAGCCAGGAAGCGGAGCGAAGAACTCGTCAGCAAGAGGACGCTTATCAGCCTCGCCCTTCCACACACGCTTGATTGCCTTGGCGCGGAATCGACCGTCGTTGAGGATTTCGGTCACGAGACCGACATAAAAGCAGTCGTTGACACCAACGAAGTCAAGAGACTTGACGACGTCACCTACTTTGATTTCATTTCGCATTTCCATACTATTATTATCGCCGATTTCGGTCGAAAAGTAAAGTGGTAAAAACTCTAATAGAATCAATAACTTGCACAATCCCTGGAACCTCCTGCAATCCTATTGCAGCGGTCCTATTCTGGGGGGTAGCCTAGTTCTGGGGGGAGGTCAAATCGGCGTACACGGACTCCTGCTTCACGGAGCATAACTTCGGCGTGGTCTATTGAGTAATGCTTGCCTGCACCCTTACCTGTGAATGGTCGGTTTGGTCCGATGACTTCCTTTATGCCAGCCTGTATCAATGCACGTGTGCATTCAGCACATGGCTTTGGTTCCCAGTTTAGATATGCGCGAGAATTGTTGAGTGAAACACCAACACGTGCTGCGTTGAAGATTGCGTTGCGTTCAGCATGCTCAACCCAGTGATACTTTTCTGGACGCTTCCAACGATCTTTCCAATCTTCTTCAATGCCTCTTGGAAAACCATTGAATCCAGTCGACAAGATGACGTTATCATCGTTGACGATTACACACCCCACCTTTGTCGACGGATCCTTGCTCTTTTGAGAGATTAGAGCAGCCTGTAAGATAAACAATTCATCCCACGATAGTTCATCACGAATCATACTATAGTTATCTCAATAATTACTTAATTGAAATCTTACGAGGCTTTTGCTCCTCAGGAATGACATTCTCTAATTCAATAGTTAGAATGCCATCTGCCATCGTAGCATCACGCACGACTACTGTGTCAGAAAGAACAAACTGGCGCGCGAATCCACGACCAGCAATTCCCTTAACAAGATACTCGCGTTCATCTTTATCAGCGTGTTTGCCTGTAACCTTTAGAGAATTCTTTTCGGCTACAATTTCAATCTCTTCCTGCTTGTAACCTGCAACTGCAAGTTCGATGGCGAAATTATATTCGTCCTTCTTGATTACATTTACAGGTGGGAACGCACTAGGATTAGAGTTTAGAATATGCGTGGCGTTGTCGAGAGCAGTAAAGAAATTCTCGAAGCCGAGCGCAGTAGGCAAATAGCGATCATAATTAAAGACTGATGTTGACGTAAGTGTCATTTTTGTACTCCTTTAATAAGCAAGTTTATAGTTGTGGACCCCATATGGGCATCCATCATTATTTATACGCCAGTTGAACCAAATCCGCCAGATCGCTCAGAGTGCCTATCAGGTGGCTGTGTTAAAACAATAAATTCTACTTTCTCATTACTGACTACCTCAGCCTGAGCAATTCGTTCTCCTTTCTTAAGAACTTGTCCCATTTGAGAAATATTTGTCAGGAGCACATAAACTTGCTCTTGGTAATCAACATCTACAATACCTTCTGCGTTAGCCAGTACCAGACCTCTCTTAAGAGATAAACCAGATCTTGGGTGTAGTCTTATGCTATACGTCTGCAACGAAGGCAACGTCGACTGAGCCATAATGTCTGCGAAGTTTTCTATTGTGACTCTTCTTTCAATTTTAAAGATCAAGCCTGTAGGAATTAACAGGCGATCTCCTGGATAAATCGAGATCTCTCCGAAGTTGTTTATCTTCTGAGTAATTGGATTGTTATACTTATCATAACCAGTTACTTGATCAGTAGTAGGCTGGAAAGAAAGGTCAAAACAATTAGAGAGCGAAGTGCCATAAATCGGCATTTCAAAATCATCATGAAGTCGATATATGTTTAATGTAATCATAGATTGATTGCGTATTTAAATACTTGGTTGTCGTGTTTATATTTGGCAACTTTACCATCAATAATATCAAAGATAAAACAGCCACAATTCCATGGATCTCGAAAATCGCCTTTTCCAAACACATCAGCGACTGCACGTTGAATTGGTTCATGCCAAGTGTAATCGTGTCCAGAAAACACGCTGTTAGGTTTCATTTTTGGCAACCATGCAAGAATATCTCTTTTACATCCTTCATAACTGTGATCGCCATCGATGAAAACAAAATCAATAGAACCATCTTCATAGTCGGCTGCTGCCGTTGAAGAGTCTTTGCGAATTGGATTGATTACATGACGAACAGGGGCGATGTTCTCAAGAAATTTATTCATGAGTTCTTCGCCGACAAGATCCTGACCATCGCCGAGATAAGGAGTTTCACTCCAAATGTCAATACAATCGAACTTAATATTTTTGCCAGAGTTGATAATCTCTACAGCCATAAATGATGCTGACATGCCCTTCCAACTACCCAGTTCAACAAAATGACTGCCTGTATCAAATCTCTTTACTATTTCCGCATATAAGGCTGGATAGGTAAACCAATTCTCACCCATGTGAGGCTGATTCCAAAAATGATCCATAAATTACACCTCTTTCTTTTTCTTTCCAATCGTATATTTCGAAACTAATTGCCAATCTGCTTTATCTTTAAATGGGAGAATCTTAATTTGAGACAATGGAGCAACATTATCCTTTGTCTTTACTGGGTCAACGAGTTTTACAAGACCCCATTCAGCCATTAAATTAGCAATAGTATTGCGACGCTGCATATCGTTGTCGCTCATATTACTTGGCTTACCATCGAGTTCAAAGAGTTCTTTGAAGTGAACGATGTAATACTTACCTTGTTTATGTAGGATATGGCAAGACTGATAGAGAATGTTGTCTTTTTTTGCAGCAACACCAATGCGAGTAAGAGTCTCACGCACTTTTAGGAAGTCATCTTGCTTTTCTAATGTGACCTCTACGAGTTTGTCGACCATGTTCAATCATCCTTTATATAATTCTTTTTTGATAATCGCGATCTGGTCGTCAGAAAGAATCTTTAAGGCTTCATATGCTTTAGCATCAGAATAACCATAATATTCTTTAATCACATCCAAATCAACGCTCTTCGCCTTCTTGTACCATTTGCTATATGGACGCTTGGAGGCTCTTACAATATTTAGTAAAAAATCATATTT